CTCATCACCTTAACCAGCAGTTGCCAGTAAGTTTATTCAGTCACTCCCATGTTGCGTCCAACAAATATAGTATAACACCGACTCATATACTTGTCAACACTTCCAGTATTTTGGAATTGTCCCAAAGTATTCTTCCCAGTCATCATAAACAAATCCCATATACTTCAATGCCCACTCATAGAGTTCAGGTGTCATATCATCTTTATCAGAATGTTGATCCTGTAGTTCGGGCACCACAGGGGCATTGCTTCCTCTGTCAGGTACATATACATTCTGATGAATATTTTTGATGGGATATTGTAGAAAGTCTGAAAGTTTCTCACATTGTTCCTCTTTACGAGACTCATCCCAGAACTCTTCCATGATGACAGGATATACATTCTCCTTTCCAAAGACTCTTTCAAACTTCTGTATTCCCTGTACATAGTGTGCCATCTTCCAGTCATAGAGTCTCAGTGTCAATTGATTCATATCTTCGGGTCTTGGATTCGTTCCATTCCTGAGAACTTCTTGAAAGTTTTTGATATGACTCTCACCTTTTCGAGTTCTTGCTCCCACTCTGGAGAAGTATCTACGTATCGGGTCACGTAACTGACAGGTCATTCGGATATTGTCAAAGTGCTTCTTCATCTCCTGTCTCAGTTCCTGAAGAAATGATTCTGGTAGATACCAGTTATGATTGGTAAAGTCTCCTACAGCATGAAACCTGCCTTCTGCTCTCTTCGCAACATTACGAAAGTATTGAATGTACTTCTCGATTGTATATGGTTCATCGAGTAGGGCGTGTGCCTCTCCTAGATCAATAAGATCCCTACCAGGAACTCCTCTCTGCCAGAAGTGATTATGATCCATGTATACAATTTTCAAAGCATGATATCTGTAAAGACTTTTTGGAATCTTATGCATCATCACCAGATATCCAGTTTCTTTCTGATGTCCCGTATGGCAATATGGATTTGATTTGATGCAGGTATAATAGAAAGGAGTCGTACCAGAAAAACTTGTACCTGCGTTGAAGAGGAAATCCACGATATATAATATACTAAGTATTAGTTATGATCTTTATTGAGAACGCTATCTCTACAGATTTGGTGACTCGATGTAATGCCGAGATTGATAAGTTCTTAGAAGAGAAGAAGTTCAAGGACTCCAATAACTCGGATACAACTAGAGTCGAACAACAATTCGGAAAACTCTGGGCACACGTATCAGAAGGAATCAAAGAAGAAGTATTAGCAGCACTGAGACCACACTTTCCCAGTGAGAGACCGAGATATACAGTACGCTATCAAATACACCGTATCGGCACTCAGGAGTTCTGGCATGATCATCCATATAGTTTCGCAGTCTCTCTCTATCTCAATGACTTTCCTGTAGAGTGGGGTGGTAGGTTCAAGTATAAACCGAAGAATGGTCGTTGGAAAGAATTAGCAGTATCTCCCAAAGCAGGTATGATGGGACTTATCAATTATAATGAGGAGCACTGTGTGACTCCAATCCTTGAAACAGCAGAGTATTCAAGAAGAGCAATCAATATCAAAGCACATCGTAAAGCATGAAGTTCTACTTTGATGGTTGCTCGAATACATGGGGTGCCGAGTTAGCAAAACCAGAGGTGTCTCGTTACAGCAAGTTAGTGTCTGACTTCTTTTGTGCCGAAGAACACAATATTGCCAAGAGAGGTGGATCAGATAAAAGAGTGCTGCGTAATTTACTTGAAACAGACTTATCACAGTATGACTATGTTATCGTACAACTTACATGTAAGAACCGCACTGAGTTCTGGAAAGAGCAGAAGCAGACTTGGATGCAGGTGAGAAAACCACCAGACAGAAAGAATTGGTGGCACTATTACTTCACAAACATATACACGGAGAAACTTGGTGATATAAATCAATTGACGTATTATCATGCAATGAAGAATGTGTTGAAAGATAAGAAGCATCTCATCATTGGAATCAGTGGTTGGGGTCATGTTCTCCGAGCACCTGTGGATATCAATTTTACTGATCATCGGATTGCACCTCTTGGTCATCCGAATGAAGAAGGTCACAAGCAAATCGCTAATGAGATTATAAAATGTATATCCATATAGAGAACTGGGTGCATGGTCAGGAAGACCATTTCATCAATAAGTATTCTGATGACTTCTTCTTTCGTGGTTTATACGATAGTGTTGAGTTGATGCCAGATCATCGAAAGTATATCAGCAAGCAAGATATTCTCAACGGTATACGCAAACATAAAAAAGTCAAAGATACCATGTATGGTAAACACTGGACTGGTTATTATAAAACTGACGAAGGAGTATATCAAGACACAGAGTTACTCAAACTGTACACACCAAAACTTGTGGAGATTCTGAAAAAGATTCGACTCTATGGTACAGGTATATTTTCTTATAGTAGTATCTGGGGTCAATTAGCAAAAGAAGGTGTGCCATGTTATATCAAGGAACACAATCATTATAAGCATCCAAAGCAAATGCTCTCATGGGTACACTTTGTCAAAGTGCCAGAGCAGAAGTGTTTTTATTTTTGTAAGGATGGTAAAAAAGACTACCCAGTACATCAGAAGTCTGGAGATCTTATGGTCTTTCCCAGTTATCTGTATCACGGGGTAGATGAGAGAAAGAACCTAGAGGAACGATTTGTGATTGTCGGTAATATTATAATGCTTTGATAGTACGACACTATCAATAGTATATGGTAAGAATGTATATCCCTCTTCTTTACGTTCTTCCAGTTCTTTGAGATCTGGTTGTACTACATGAATTCCTACAGGTATCTTCTTTTTGATACAAGACTCTTTCACATGTTTGACAATCTCCTTGAAAGCATAACTGTCGAACTGTCCAGTAATACCGAAGGATGCTGAAAGATCATAAGGACCTATCAGAACAGCGTCAGGATTCGTGTCAAGTATTGTATTGATATTATTGACACCAAGTTGAGATTCTATCATTGCGACTAGAAATGGTTTATCGTCAAGATGTCTCTCAAACTCCGCACCATACAGATTACCTCGACAATACCCGACCCCCCTCTTTCCCTCTGGTGGGTAATACATGACTTTCTTGATTTCATCTAACTCATGCCACATTTGAATATTAGGAACTATGATACCTGCTGCTCCTAGATCAAGTGCTCTGCGAGCAAGTATTGGATCTGCTTTCGGTAAACGGACAAAAGGTAATGTATTATGAAGTTCTATCGCACGACAGATGTTTGTCAGATGATTCATACCTATTGAACCGTGCTCTAGATCTACTGCTACCCAGTCTAAACCAGAACTTCCTAATATCTCTGCAATCTCACTAGACTTTATCTGCATCCATCCACCAACAGATGCTTTTCCCTCACCTAAATATTCTCTAAGTGCTTGTACTTTTATCATTTACTTATTGTAGCACATGATTACTGTTCCGTCATACGAATGTGAGCAAGGATTGAATCTGTTTTTTGTACACATACCCAAAGCGGGTGGTACATCTTTTCATTTTCCTCTTGGTTATCTATTCTTCAATCATTATTCGGAAAATAAAAACTATGAATGTTATTATGCAAAGGAAGGAAACTTCAATTATGAGTTCAAGGGGGCAAAAAACTCACTGATACGCACTCATAGAATGGATTGGGAGGAGCATTATAAACCAGAGATGGGAATCAAGGTCGCATTTTACAGAAATCCAGAAGAAAGACTGAAATCTAGCATCAGACATTGCCGACAATTTATAGAATATCAAGAATTTCGTAGACTAATAAGTAATCCTCCACCATATCAGAGGAGTCATATAGTAAATCCCATATCTCAGGTCACAAAAAGTGGTAAATTAGACTATCTATTGGATATTTCACTGATGAGAGAGTTGCAATCTACAGTATTATCACGTTTTGGTTTCCCAAATATAGAATTACCAGAGAAATTGCAGATGACAGAGCATATTAGAGAGGGTGAAATGGATATATTATTCAGTTTATGTGAAAGAAGAGGTTATTTGGAAGAAGATGAGAAGGTTGATGGTGTACTAAAGGAGTTGCCTGAGTGTTTGAAGGTCGAAAAAACTAAAATAAGAGAGGAGACTATGGTTTTTGACGTGAACACTAACAGAGGTCCTCTAGAAAATTCAGATAAAGTGCCTTATTTCAAGTGATTTTATTTACAGGGTGTAGTATTACATGGGGAGATGAGTTAGAACACCGTATCCAAGACAGATTTTCTAAGTCATATCCCAATATTTCAGAGCGTGGCATGTCAAATGACATGATGGTAAAGAAAACTATAGAGTTTTTAGACAAAACACCGCATGTAGAGTTCGTTGTAGTGCAATTTACAGTGCCTAGAAGGGTAATGTACTACAGAAACGAGTGGAAAAACCTAACTCCATGGACAAAAAGCACCGAGGCAAGAGTATATTACAAATATTTGGACTCTCAAGAGTCTAGAATGATGAATTTATGGAAGAATGTGTATATCTTAGACCAATACTTACAGGATATACCTCACTATTTCTGGAGATTGGGTGAATATTCAGAAAAAGATGTGAAGGAAGACTGCGTTTTTAGAAAATTGTCACCTTGGAGTGATATGGTGACCTTATATGACCTGATCGGCACCCCTGATGGTAGTCCAGAGAACTACGTAACAGGTCACCCCAACAAACAAGGTCACGAATTGATCGCTCAACACCTCCAAGGCGTTGTTCCAAATTCATTATACCACTGATCATAGTATTTGGCAAGGCATTTTCGTCCATAAGTCAAGTCATCATCAGTCAAATCCTCTGCATCAGACACCCATTGGTCTTGTAGGTACTCATGCTTGGGTGCTTTTGTTCCCATTTCAGGATAATAGCAGTTCGGCCATAGGTTTTTGATGTCGAACTGTAAAAATTTACTAAGTTTTGCTAAGCTATCGTTCTTACCACCCCAAAGATCTTCTGAAACGATAGTTGTGGTACTAAAAACAGACTTATAATACTTTATCCTCTTGACAAACTCACAATTTATGCTATAATCTCCCTTATTAAGATAACTCCAGAAATAATCCTTGGAAGTTGGGTATTTTTTACGTAAATTTTCATCAGTTTGGTAATGGTGTGACAATTCTGAGTATAATCTGCGAACTGGGTCTCTAAAAATTATCAAAACTTTGATTTTGAAGTGTTTTCTCAATTCTGGAGCAATTTTTTGTAAAAAATCCAAAGGAAGAGAAGCATTACTATTAGAAAAGTCGTGAACATAGGAATATTCGTGTTTGACTCTGTGATAATGTCTAGTATAATATTTGATATAGGTTTCTAAAGTTGGTTTTTGAAATAATTCATGAATTTCGTCAATATTTTGATGAAATGCATATTTGTTCTTCATTCCGTATGGTTTATCCCACACAGGAACCATATAATCCGTTATAAGTTTTTCATACCACGGTTTTCTCCATTTCCAAGCATCTTTTGAGTAGATATGTGATAAAAGATGATCTTCTTTCAGAATTCCAGTGTGACTACACTTATTTGCACATTGTAAAGTCAAATGAAGTGGACTTGTCGCACTCCATCCTGTACCTGCACCAATAATCAAGGGAACTCGCATAAATTTATCTATGAAACCAATTTTACTGCTAAATTCTGGTACTGCATTCTCTGGAACGTCTCCTTTACACTTCACATTGTGCATGACAAACAAATATGCACACACTGGTCTATGTAAAGAGGATTTTTACCTATTTTCTCTTCAAGAAGGTATAGAGATTCCGTTCAAACCAGATACCACAGGAAAAAAACCACCAGAACTGACAATTCACCATGGTAAAGAGATTTTAGACGGTGAAAGATCTATAGACAAGTATATTTCTTATTATAAGTCACTATCTGAGCATTTGACAGAATATAAAGCGGTTGCTGACTTCTCAAATCAGAATGCTTGCCTCACAGAAGAATTTATGTTGAGTATCAAGGACAAATTACTTGAAGTATTTGATATTAGGGTAATTATGGTCTTTAGAGATCCAGTGCGTAGATTATTCTCTGTAGCAAACAGAAATGCACCCACAGATGCACAAGATTACATCAAAAGAATGTGTGTAGGTAAATTAGAACCAAATGCTTACTATTCTGACATATACACAAGGCATTGTAATGTATGGGGCGAAGAAAAAGTACATCCTATCATTATGGAAGAGTTTTGGGCAGGTGATACACAACCACTTGCAGAATTCTTAGAATTTCCATTTACAAAGATACATCCAAACGTATATTACCCTGATATGGGGAGCAGAGCACCTCATTACCCTTATTTGATGGATCAGTGGTCATCTGACGTTGAAGATCTTGATCTTGCCACACAACGGTTTGTTTTAGAGCATATGGATCACGTATATTCAAATTTTGCTAAAACTTTTGGTAGAATACCTGAGGTATGGATGAAATGAAACCTATACTGCACATAAACGCTGGTGTGGGGTGGTCTGCGACAAAACCTTTGTGTTATACCCTTGATGATGTAGGATACGCTGTGTGCCCTAACAGAGGCAAGACAACAGAGTGTAATTTACTCTATTATCTGTATGAAAGGCAATACAAACCAGTTCATGCAAATTTTTACTGGCATACCCTACACAAACACAGAGGACTGGACTTTGTAAGAAAGAATACAACGTTAGATTGGTATATTGAGTATATCAAGTCGCATATTGTAAAAACTCATAAAGGTGTCAGTGATTTCTCTAATAGTAACACTGATTTACCATTATACTTCCTAAAACAGATTGCACCCGTATTAGAAAAGGAGTTTGACGTAAGAGTGACAACAATATGGAGAAATCCAGTTAGAAGGTCGTATTCTCAGATGTCTGCATGGTATAAAGAGAAATGGAACGATAGTTATGAAAAATATCCAGATAGTATCACATATTGGAGATCTCAACTTGATAGACCATCACATCTACTACCCGATTACGTAAAAGTCTATAATACTTGGTCATCTGCCTTCAAAAAGGTGTATCCTGTAATAATGGAAGAGGTATGGGAGAATCCTTCAGATCTGTCAAAGTTTATAGGACATAAGATCGAAAAGATGCATGCAAACGTCTATTACCCAGAAAGAGGAACTCAAAGACCTGAAATACAAGGGTTGAAAGACCAATGGAGTTCAGACCTCCAAGATTTGACTGAAGAAGACTTACAGTACGGTAGAAACAAGTTAGATTGGATATATCGCAATTATAAACATCAATTCAAGCGAATACCAGAATCATGGCAAATATAAAGTTACTAATCAACGCAGGTACCGCATTTTCAGCAAGTTCGCCATTCCACTACACTTTATGTTGGGATAATCGATATGCACACACTGGACACTGTAAGGAGCATCAATATTTGCGTGGATTGGAAGAAGGACGTGAAATGTGCATAGATCCGACAATGACAAGTGGTCAATACTCAGATAAGAGAATAAACAGATTATTATCGGGTCAAACAAATAAACCAACAATATTAAACGCAGATTCTCCATATGTCAAGAATCTTTGGACGCAAGACGAGATAAACGAGTTTTTTCACTCAGAATTGCATATTGACAAATATATTCGGTATTATCGTAAACATTGGGAAAATATCAAACAAGATTACCAATCAGTCGCTGATTTCTCAAATCAGAACGGATTATTGACAAAAGAGTTCCTACTGACAATAAAAGATCAGATATTGGAATATTTCGATGTCAAGGTCACTATTATTGCTCGTGATCCAGTAAATCGGGCATTTTCGCAATATAACCGATATGTAAAGAAAAACCCAAATCATTCTATAGATTTTATCGATTGGGACACTTTTCCCAACTATTCAAAAATATATAAAACCCATGCATCTATTTGGGGGAAAGAAAATGTAAGATTGGTTGTAATGGAAGAATTAGACAACCCTGCGACTCAAAAAGAGGAATTGTCGCATTTGTCAGATTTTTTAGGTTATGATATAGTCAAAGTCCATGAAAACGTTTACTACCCGAATATGCGATCCAATTACCCAAAACACAAATACTTACGAGATCAATACACAGATAATCACGATTTAGATCAAATCATGTATGAATTGTGTGTACAGAAAAGAAAAGATATATACAGAGACTTCCAAAATACTTTTGGATACATACCAACAGAATGGGGTAATTATGAGACGAATATGGCAGTGGATAAAAGGCGAATATAAATTATGGAAACTTCGTCGTCAAGATCCTTACATCTACGAGGACGATGACGAGTAAACCTCAACTCCTTCTTTTTGGAGGGTGGGGTCATTCTGCTTCTACACCGTTTTATTATACCCTTGGATTAGATAATAAGTATTGTCACGCAGGTCATAAGAAAGAAACAGGGTATCTAAATGAACTTGAGAACTATGAGTTCTTGGGTAGAGAAATGTGGGGAAGTGTTAGTGACCCATATGAAAGATTGATGACGACCAAGAAACCTCGTTGGGAGGTGCCTGAGGTGCTCTCTCGTCAATCAAAGTACAATAAGCATAGCGAAGAGTTTATACGTGACTGGGTGGCACCACCACCTAGTATAGAGAAGTATATTGATTATATGCTCATACATTATGAAAATATCAAAGATGACTACCAAGCAGTCGCAGACTTTGCGAATGCTACAGGATGGTTGCGAGAGCCATTCTTGGACAAGTACGCACCGATACTCAATGCTGTATTTGATATAAAGTGTATATTCATGTGTAGAGATCCTGTATACAGATCATATTCAGATTTCAGTGCGAAGTTTACATGTAATGATCCTAGTGGTAAACTATTAAAAGAAGGACAACTATATCCAGACATGCCACTTGAGAAACAGTATGACTCAATACATGAGATGTTCAAAGGTGAACTGGATAAGAGTTGCACCAGATTTTATGTGGACTTTTATGTCAAGTTCAAGAAGTATTTTAATACTATGCAATTAGTCATGGAGGAGTTTTGGGAACCTGATCTGCGTGACAGTCAATTACAGAAGTTATCTAATTTTTTAGGATATCCCATTACAAAAATACATGATAATGTATTCTGGCCACCTACTACAGAGAAGTATGAACATCTCATGGATCAATGGGGGGCAGTAGAAGACCCCATAACAGAAGACTTATATCAATATGGTAAGAACCTTTTGTTCCCCGTATATAAACAATGGAAAGATGAGTTTGGAGTACTACCTGATGCTTGGGGGAAATACGTATGATCAATTACTGGGCGATACCAAATATGGGTAAGATGCACATGATGCAACTTATTGAAATCAATGAAAAGACATATACAAAAATAAAACACCCATATTACTTTTACAAACAATGGCACGACCCTAATAATTACAAGAAAAGAATAGAAAAAACATTTGTGCTTAGAAAGGGACAATCAATAATAGAGACACCAATAAAAACTAAAACGACATTTGGACAGGTGTCTGATACTGTAGCACCTGAACTTCACCCGTTTTTGAAAGATGTTCAAAAAAGTTCTATCGACAACACTAAACTATTTTCTAATACAAGTGAAGTAGGTGGTGACATGATGTCGTCATACTTTGGTGGTGTGAATGAGAGGAAACCTCCTGATGACTTCATGAAAGATAAAGACCCTGTTGAAGTGTTTTTTACTGACAAGTGGTTCAAAGAGTTACAAAAGCATTTCCCAGTATCACCCTCTGGAAACTATCTTGGCACGTTTTTAGAACCTTACCTCAAAACTAACCCTCAACTTACAAGGACGATTGTAGATGATTTATTAGATGTTGATATTATTTTTGATCCTTTCTCTCTCATGGGAAAATACATGCTTGGTTATATGAAAGGAGTAGAAGAGGAGAAAACTGAACTTGAGTTATATGTGTGTAAATTTTATCAATCAAGAAAAAATGTCATACCATACAAAGAAGATCTAGTTGATTGTTTTGCAAGTAAACTCAAGAGATATCAAAAGGGAGATCTTATAGCAAAGTATAGAAGAGATAAAAGACTTGTGTGGCAACAACTTGACCTTGTGGTAAAAAATCTAAGAAGAATTGAAAAATACCTACAAGACGCTGACATAGAAATAGTATATTTCAATATGGATAGAGATGACTATAAAGAGGTCTTTGGGTTCGAGAAGAATGAATTACCACGAGATGCCACACATCCAGGCGATTATCCCGAACGAAAAGTATATGAGTCAATTGCCAAGGAATATGTTACACTTAGAAATATGAAAGATATGAGGAGGCGAAACAGATTACGTGATTGGATTTAGTGAAGGGTTTCATGACGCTGCAGTTGCTGTAGTCAATGATGGAAAGATTTGTTATGCTACTCACTCAGAAAGATATTCTAAAAGAAAGCATGATAAACATCTTGACATTACTGCTGCGTCTACAGCACAACTTTTATGTAAAGATGGTAAGATAGCGTTCTATGAGAGACCATGGTTGAAAAGGACTAGACAGTTCTTTGCAGGTCAGAAAGCATGGTATAGACCAAGGCATCTATCACTCAAACCCACAGAGTATCATAGTCACCATAAGTCTCACGCAGCAGCAGCGTTCCAGACATCACCATTTGATGAAGCAGCGATAGTTGTTGTTGATAGTATAGGAGAGTGGGATTGTACATCTATATGGACTGCTGAGTATAAGCAAGGTCACGCTTGCTACAAGAAGAGATGGTCGCAGTGGTATCCGCAATCTATAGGTTTATGGTACTCTGCACTTACTAAGTGGGCGGGATTGCGTCCATTGGATGAGGAATACATCTTTATGGGTATGGCAGCGTACGGTCATCCTGTGAATATGAATGTGGTTGAGAGACAGTTACACAGAAATAATCATAAAGGTGCGAGAATAGGTAACTATAAGAAAGAAGACATCGCAAAGAGTGCAGAGAGAATACTACAGTTAGAACTCAATACCATATTCGATAGAGCATCACAGTATAGTAAGCATATATGCTATGGGGGTGGTGTTGCCCTCAACTGTGTCGTAAACACTGGACTAAGGGAAATGTATAACCTATGGATTATGCCTTGTCCTGGTGACGCAGGGGGTGCTCTGGGTGCAGCATGTCTTGCCTATGGTAAGAAGGTTGCATTTAGTCCATACTTAGGATATAATATACAGAAGTTCTGTGATCCAAGGAGAGTTGTTGATGCACTCCTCGAAAAAAGAGTCGTGGGGGTTGCAAATGGCCGTGCTGAGTTTGGTCCTCGTGCTTTGGGTAATAGAAGTCTATTGGCGGATCCGAGAGAAGCAAGCACTAAAGACTTAGTAAACGAAATCAAGAAAAGAGATAAGTTCAGACCTTTTGCACCTGCTGTATTGGAAGAACATGCACAGGATTATTTTGATATGCCAAAACAATCAAGGTATATGTCATATGTTTATAAATGTAAGCAACCAAGGGCGATACCTGCCTGTATACACGTTGATAACAGTGCAAGGGTACAAACAGTCCCAGAGGATTCAGAAAGCATTCTAAGACCAATACTAGAGTGTTGGTATAAACGCACTGGTTGTCCTGTGTTGTTGAATACATCCTTGAATATCAAGGGTAAACCTATGGTAAATACGATAGGAGACGCAAAACTATTTGAAATGAAGTATGATGTCACTGTGTTTTAGTGGTTGTAGTATCACATGGGGTGATGAACTACAGAATAGATTGACTGAGAGATTCAGTCACGTTGTATCCAAACATTATGGATGCCGATGTGTAAATCTTGGTGAGAGGGGATCAAGTAACGACTCAATAGTGCGTAGAACTATATCTTACCTACAGAACAATAAAGCTGACGTGGTGGTGATGCAGTTTACTGTGGTGCAGAGAATAGAATATTTTACGCAGTCGGCAGAAGTTGAGGGGTGGACTCCGCAGAAATTAGATAATCAGAGTAAAAGAAATTACTATAAGTTGATGTACAATGATATAGTTGGATGTGAGAACTTATGGAAGAATATATTTTTATTTGATTCATACTGTAAGAGTGTAGGACAGAAGTACGTTTCTATTATTGCAGATCATTATGAACAGACTTTGGGTAAACCAAGAAGATATTATAAAAACGAAAAAGGGTACTGGAGGAGTTTATGTAAAGATTATGAACCACTTCTCATGCATAGACAACTTTTAGGTGAACTTGATGTGAGTCCTGATCACTACTCAATGAGAGAAAAAGGTGGACATCCAACCGCTAAAGCACACAAACTTATTGGAAATAAAATCATTGAGTTGATAGACGCTATATAAAGTGTTATAATGATTATGACTGAACTGTAATTATGGCAAAAGGATTCAAGGTGGTTTCAAAATCACCTAATGCAGAAGAAAAATCTTTTGATATTGAAAAGGCAAAAGAACTTCTGAAAGGTAAAAGTATTGTATTTTGTTTACCTGGTAGAGGAGTATCATACATCTTTCTAAAGAATTTTGTATCACTCTGTTTTGAGTTGGTACAGAACGGAGCAAATATACAGATAGCACAAGACTACAGTTCTATGGTGAACTTTGCTAGATGTAAGGTTCTGGGTGCAAATGTGTTGCGAGGACCTGATCAATTACCTTGGGATGGTAAATTGAATTATGATTATCAATTATGGATTGATAGCGATATAGTTTTTAGTAATGAAGCATTCTATAGAGTTCTTGCTTTAGATAAAGACATTGCAGGTGGATGGTACGCTACAGAAGATGGTAGAACAACTTCTTGTGCCCATTGGTTAGAAGAAGATGATTTCAAAGAAAACGGTGGAGTCATGAATCATGAGATGGTTGATGGTATAGTAAAACGTCGTAAACCATTCACTGTTGATTATTCTGGTTTTGGTTGGTTGCTAATCAAGAAGGGTGTATTTGAACATAAAGAGATGACTTATCCATGGTTCGCTCCTCAGATGCAAGTATTTGACTCTGGTGAAGTACAAGATATGTGTGGGGAAGACGTATCATTCTGTTTAGATGCAATCAAAGCAGGGTTTGAAATTTGGATTGATCCACAATGTAGAGTAGGGCATGAGAAAACTAGAATAATATAGATACAGCGTATGCAACTTATAAATGATATGGAATTGTATGACATATACATCAAAGGGTCACTAGAGTTCAAATCGATTACTGAAGAAGAAATGGAGGAAAAAATACAAGAACTGGCAGAGGATTATTACAAAGAAGGGTTCCCTCACCCTGACGAAATAGAGGTTAGATACCTCGGACATGAAGACGACCCTCAATGAGGGTCTTTTTTTTGCTCTAAATAATGATAAATATACCCAGACTATAAAGATCTAGTGCCCGCACAGACTTTTTCGCAAGGATTCAAAGATATTTCTTTATCCTTTAAAAAACATCCAGTTACAGATGACATCTTAGTTTTGAAAAACGAGGATGCCATCAAACGCTCTGTGCAAAATTTAGTTCGTATACAATTAGGTGAAGTTTTCTTCAATAGATTGGTAGGTACAAGAATTACTGGTTCTCTTTTTGAACTAGCGACATCTAATTATGTTGATCCAATAAAGTCGGAAATAAGCACAACAATAGAAAACTTTGAACCAAGAGTTAGATTGACTGATGTCAGATTTGAGTCTACACCAGACGAAAATGCAATTGATATTCAAATAGACTATGACATAAAGGGTTTATCTGCACCAGGTCAAACAATAAACTTTGTTCTCGAACCAACTAGGTTATAATGGCACTTCAACAATTCACAAACCTAAATTTTGAGGATATAAAGACCTCAATCAAACAGTATCTTAGAGAAAACTCTAATTTCTCTGATATGGATTTTGAAGGTTCTAACCTGTCCGTTATAGTAAATTTACTCGCATATAATTCATATACCACTGCTTACAATACTAACATGGTGGTCAATGAGACCTTCATTGACAGTGCTACACTAAGAGAAAACGTAGTTTCATTAGCAAGAAACATAGGATACGTTCCACGATCTAGAAGAGCAGCAAAGATGATGGTGGACTATAGTATAACTGGCATAAACACAACTTCAACATCTATTACATTTCAACCAGGCATGTTTGGAAACGGATCTGTCTCAAATGTCAATTACATATTCTCATTACCTGAGAAAGTTACTGGGACTGCAAATAAAGGTGTTGCTTATGGTTCGGTAGAGGTTTATCAAGGACAATTTTTAGAAACAAAATTTGTAAATAACACATCTCAAACTAATCAAAGATTTATTATACCTAACAATGGTGTTGATACATCTACCATAAGAGTTGGAGTACGAGAAAACAACGCAAGCACTACTTCCACAGAATACAAACTCGTTGATAATATAATTGGTGTAACATCGACATCTAACATATATCTCATACAAGAGACCACAGATGAGAAATATGAGATATTATTTGGTGATGGTATTTTTGGTTCTAAGTTAGATAATGGTAATATAATTGATGTTAGTTATATCAAGACAGAAGGTAGGAATGGTAATGGTGTTGCAAGACTTCAATTTGCTGGACAGATACAAAATCAAAATGGTGCTACAGAGAATGTAAGTGCAATACTTGATCCACAATATCCATCAGAGCAAGGTGATGATATAGAGGATACACGTAGTGTTAGATACTATGCACCAAAACTCTATTCTTCTCAACATAGAGCTGTAACTGCAAGTGACTACGAAGCAATAGTTCCCTCTGTATACTCTAATATAGAGTCAGTCAGTGCCTTTGGTGGTGAAGAACTAACACCTCCAAAATACGGTAGAGTTTATATCGCAGCAAAACCTAAGAATGGTTCTTTCTTATCGGAGTTTACTAAAAAACAAATACTTACATCTCTAAAAAATTATTCTGTTGCAGGTATTGTACCTGAAATCATCGACTTGAAGTTTTTATATGTGGAACTTGATTCATATGTTTATTACAATGCAAACTTTGTTGGTGATCCTGATAACTTGAAAACAAATGTCACAAATGCTATGACCACATTTGCAAGTGGTACAGAATTGAATAAATTTGGTGGTAGATTCAAGTATAGTAAAATTTTGTCTCTGATTGATAGAACAGATGATGCAATAACATCAAACATAACAACAATAAGGATGAGAAGAAATCTTGTTGCTCAAATCAACCAGTTTGCACAGTATGAAATATGTTTTGACAACACGTTCCACAGGAATCAGAAAAACTACAACATCAAATCAACTGGATTCAATGTATCAGGTGTTTCTGGAACTGTATATTTCTCTGACCAACACACCTCAGGTGATAAGGGGTCATTGTTCCTATTCCAGATAGATTCAGATACAACTGTGAGAGTTTTATCAACCACATTCGGATCTGTAGACTATAAGAAGGGTGAGATAATAATTGATACAGTAAACATTGTATCAACTGTGCAATCTGACAACATTGTTGAGATACAAGCAGTGCCACAATCAAATGATGTATTAGCAAGAAAAGAACTATATCTACAATTTGATGTATCAAATAGTAATTTCTATATGAGAGAGGATCCTATATCTTCAGGTGCTAATACATCAGGTACTAGATATGATCCACAATCAAGTTACAGTAATGGTGCAAAAGTGAGAGGTGCAATGATTACAAGCACGTCCACTGGTAAGACATTAGTTGGTTATGTAAATGGACAACCTTATTACGGCCCTTATCATACCATGGAAAATGGAAATCTCATGACAGGAACAAATCATACAGTGAATAGTGTACGTATAACTAGCACCCCAACAAGTGCCATAGATACTTCATCTACACCTGTTTCTTCGACATCTACATCATCAAGTTCAACATCATCAACAAGTAGTGGATACTAATGATCCAGACCTCGCTTACAAAAGTAAAAGTAAATGAGATAATTCAGAGTCAAATACCAGAGTATATTGACGCTGAGAATCCTCGTTTTGGTGAATTCATAAAACAATATTATATCTCCCAAGAATTTCAAGGTGGGGCAATGGATATTGCTGACAACCTTGTTGAGTACAAGGGTCTTGATTTTCTAAACAACGAAACACTCACTGGTTTCACATCTATCACTAGATACGTGAATAGACAAGACTCTACAATTTTTGTGGAGTCAACAACTGGATGGCCAAGACAATATGGATTGCTGAAAGTAAATGATGAGATAATAACATATACGGGTATAGGTAGTACATCATTTACAGGGTGTACTAGAGGTTTCAGTGGAATAGAAAACAATAAAAGAACAAATAATCCAGAGTATCTTACTTTTACTACCACAGGAATAGGAACTCATGGAGTAAATGCTAGGGTTACAAACCTCTCTAACATATTCTTGCAAGAGTTCATGAAGAAACTCAAAAAGCAAGTATCACCTGGTTTTGAAGAAAGAAATCTATTTAATAAACTAGATCAGTCAAATTTTGTAAGACAAGCAAAAGATTTTTACAAATCCAAAGGAACCGAGGAAGCATTCAAGATATTATTCGGTGCATTGTATGGTGAGAAGGTTGAAATGATTCAACCATCCAAATATGTCATAAGACCGTCAGATGCAGATTATATTGTCAACGAAGTTTTACTGTGTGATTTGATATCAGGTAATCCATTTAAGATAAATGGGCAGAGTTTAGTTCAAGAGACCACACCTCTACAAACCAGTGGATCAATTTACAACGTGGAGAAAGCAGTTGTAGGTGGTAAAACATATTATAAGATTGCTATATCAAAAGGAACAACCATTGGTAAATTCCAACAAGTTGGTAAAACTTTCATTACGAGAACATCACAACCTGGTGATAAAATACTATATGTAGACTCTACTGTAGGATTTGGTGCTACAGGCACAGTTAGATTTGAAAATAGAGATCTTTCTTACAAAGGTAAAAATTATACACAATTTTATGGTCTAGCACCACTGACAGCACCATGTGGTATTGGTTCTACAGTCAAATCTGGTATCATAGCAACATCATACGAAGATGGTAATATTGACAAGGCAGTTACATTCAATATTTTAGGTGTATTGAATAATTTTGTTGGAGAAGCAATAAACCAACAAGAAGATGCAGATATTAATATAAAACATCTTGGTAAAAAAGAACAAGGATTGAAATATAAAACTTGGATTCACAATACTGCTTCAACATATACAGTTGACTCATTCTTCTTCCAAAGTACAAATAATTACACCTTCAAATTAGTACAACAAGATTTTGATCTTTATGTTGATGATGTAATCTTAGTTATCAATGTAAATGATGAAACAGATACACATCAAGGTAGTATTACATTTGTATCCGATTTAGATTCAAGTGAAAGAGTTATCAACGTAAACACTGATGTATTAGACAATGATAAAAAATATAAAATAAAAAGAGAAATAAAAATAAGATCAAAATTCACTGCTGATGTACAGAATACGTATACTGATGGTGAATCTGTTTATGTTGCATCTAATAGTTTACCACATTGGTATATCAATCCACAAGAAAGAATAAGATCATTTAGAAATTCTGGTATTACTACTACTCAAGTAGAAATAGATATACCAGATCATAATTTACATGATGGTGATTTAGTAGTATACTCATCAGTTTCTCCAGGTACGACACTCACTTTTCTAAATGAAGGTGAAGCGTATTATATAAAAAAAGTCAATGATAGCACAGTCAAATTAGCATATACTGGAGAGAACGTAAGAAGAGGACAATTCATCACAGCATTTTATGGTGATGATATAGGAGGAAATAAAACTCATATTCTGACACCATTTTCAGTATATGGTTATAAAATGGAGGGACAAAAATTACTCCGTAAGTTTAGTAAGCCTGAATTTGGTAATACAAAAGATAAAACTATTCAAGGTGGTATAGGATTATTTGCAAATGGTGTAGAAGCATATTCTTACAAAGCATCTGATAAAGTTTATTACGGACCTTTGGAAAATGTAGAGGTATTGAATATTGGTTCTGATTATGATGTTATAAATCCTCCTAGATTATCTGTAACACAAGACGGACATACAGGTGCTGGTGCGTCTGTAATTGCACAAGTAGAAGGTACTTTACAAGAGATATTAGTTGATAACGAAGGATTTGATTATGAAGAGACACCAACTGTAAAAGTTTTAGGTGGTAACAATACAACAGCCAAAGCAAGTGCAAAAATGAAGTTTGTCCATCAGACTGTAGAGTTTGATGCCACTTCAACTGGTGGAGTTGTCAATACTGCAACAGATAGACTTGTATTCCCTGCTCCACATGGATTCAAAGATGCAGAGGAGGTAATATACGATGCTAATGGTAGTAGTACTATAGGTATTGGTGTAACACCAGGTACACTGATTGATACTGCATCTTATTTTGTCGTAAAGTTAGATGATTTCCAAATACACCTATCAGAATCAAGAACTAAAGCACTTGCTGGTATTGGTACAATACCTTTTATATCAAATGGTGGTGGATTACAAAGACTCAAGACAACAGCGAGAAGACAAAAGGTAGATAAGATAATTGTAGAAAACAAAGGATATTTTAAGAACAGAGAGTTACAAACACTTACAGGTATCAATACATTTACAGATACAATACATATTCCATCTCACGGATTTGAGGATTCAGAATTAGTCAAGTACTCTTCTACTGTATCTGCTATTGGTGGTCTTACCAATAATAATCAATACTATGTTAATAAGATTGATGATGATAACTTCAGACTATCAAATAGTCAGACTCTCTCTAATTTTATATCTCTTACAAATGATGGTTTAGGAACTCATGTATTTCAAGATCCTCCCATATCTATTGATGTAAGTGGTAGACAGGGTATCTCTACTACAAATGCTGCTGCTACTCCAATAATAAGAGGAACTATAAAATCTGTTCATGTAAGTGAGAAAGGTAGTGATTTTGGTTCTACAGTTATCAATGATAACTACAAACCAATCATAGAACCTACTATTGGTAAGAATGCTTTCTTACAACCATTCATAGTCAATGGAAGAATAGATCAAATAATAATAAAACATGGTGGCGAAAACTTCTTCAGCACTCCAGACATCATTATTCTAGGTGATGGTGTAGGATGTAAAGCAAAAGCAAATGTTTCTAATGGATCTATTGTAAGTATTGATATAATAACAAAAGGTGCTGGATACACACAAGCAAATACCACTGCTTTAGCAAAAACACCTGGTGAAGGTGCTATCTTCTCAAGTAATATAAGATCATGGACTATCAACCAAGTAGAAAGATATGCTAAGTTTGGTGATGTAAACGAGGATGATGGATTTTTAGAAACACCAAGAAATACTGATTTAGGAAACCCATACGTAAACTATTACGTACCTAGATTACTAAGAGATTATAAAAATGACCTAGGACAAGACCACTCTCCAATTCTAGGGTGGGCATATGACGGAAACCCAATATACGGTCCTTATGCCATAGTAGATGGTAATTACAAGTATCTTGAGTCAAGTTATCGTAAGTTAGCAAGTCAAAGAGTTGACGGACCTAATATCAACATATACCCTGCTGGTTTCTTTATAGAAGACTTTACTTATGTTGAGGGAACTGGTGATTTGGATGAGCATAATGGTAGATTTGCTGCAACTCCAGAGTACCCTAATGGCGTGTACGCATATCATACAACCGTCAATCCAATACCAGTAAACAACCCTAACAGTCCCTTTGATGGTGTTAGAGAACCTGTATTCCCTTATATTATAGGTGATACATACTACTCTAAATTACAAGAGTTCAACACATCATATAATTCGACTCAAGACTTAGATCCAGCAAGTCTAAACCTAGTAAGAAACACACAACCATATAATATTGATGAATATGATTTCATCCCTAACTCAAATAGGAATGTAAAACTTACATCTAAGATAACAAATACCAAGAGTGGTGGAGTAGAAAGAGTTGATATAGTTACAGCAGGTAAAAATTATAACGTAGGAGACAGTTTAGTATTTGACAATAAACTTACAGATGGATTTGGTGCTATTGGTAAAGTAAGTCATATTGAAGGACCTGATATTACAAATATTACCTCTACTATCACAACTCTAGAAAATGTAGTTTTAGTATCTAATAATAGTGTTGTAACAGCAATAAGCACAAGTCCTCATGGTTTCTCCAATAATTCTGTTGTAGAAGTTATAGGTATATCGACCACTACACATTCTAATCTAAACTCTCAAGGTAGAATAGGATTGAAAGATGTGAATGCTGGTCTTGCTATGACAATGGGTACGTCTGCTGCTACAGGCATGACGACCAGTGTATTGATTGATGATTGGATACCTGATGTAATCAAAGGATACAAATTCAAGGTAAATGATATTGTAAAAATAGATGATGAGCAATTAAAAATATACAATTTTGATATCAAGAATAACAGATTGGAGATGATAAGAGCACAGAATGGAACTACTGGGGTTGCTCATTCATTTGGTTCAACTATAACAAGGCTTGAAAACGAGTTTACATATACAATAAACAAACCTGTTGTCTTAGAGACACCAGAGGATGTCAGTTTTTACTTCAATGCTGAGACAGCAGTGGGCACAGGAAGTACTTTTGGTGTTGGAATCGGCACCACAGTCACTGTAGCTGGAAGAGGTGGAAATCAAACAACATCATTCTTTGGGAATGAGACAAAAGATATCTTTATACCAACAAGATCATTCTATCTACCGAATCACCCATTCAAAACTGGTGATAAAGTAGAATACAATCCTGGTGCTGGTACATCTATCAAGTATCAGACAAATGCCATGAGACATGTGAATGTTACTTTCACTAGACCTCTGCCACCTGAAGTTTTTGTTCAAGTAATAGACAACAATTTGATTGGTATTGTTACTTCTCAATCACATATAGGATTTGATACTAATAGAGTAATGCTTAGTGCCAATGTAGGTATTGGTAATACTCATTTCTTCAAAACAAAGAAAGATGTAGTTACAGGCACAGTTAGAATAATCAATACTACCGCCACATCTAATAATCATACATTTAGACCTGGTGATAAGATAGATCTAACAGTTGTATCATCTGCTACATCCTCAGTGACTGCTGTATACGATCCTGGCACGAGATATGTAAGCATTGGTAGTTCTGACAACCCACCAATCTCTCTAACTCTGGGGGATACCTTAGAGATTGATACCTCAGATGTTTCATTAAAAAATACTAAATTATCATTCTTCTTAGATAAAAATTATAAGAAATCTTTTGTAGGAACAGGTAAATCTGCTATAGAAGTTGTCAATAGTGGTATATCTGGTAATGCAGGTTCAAGAACCTCCATACACTTTACTAATCGTGTACCAGATGTATTGTATTACAAGTTCATACCATTACAGAATACAAAAGTTATTGAGACAAATACTGATATTGATAATTACTCAAAAGTATTTGTGAACCCAAGTAAATTTACTGGTGAGCATACTATATCAACTACAACGACAAATACATTTAGTTGGAACTTATTTGAACTTCCAGAAAGAGTCGGTTATTCAAGTGCATCACAACTTTCATATATTACAGACTCCTCTAATCTTACTGGTGGTGTAGCGAGAATATTATTACAAGGTGGTGGTACAAATTATAAAGATATACCACAAGTATCTGTCGCATCAACCACTGGAACTTCTGCAAATCTTAAGGCATACGGTTCATCTATTGGTGGTATTGATAAAGTGCAACTTGTTGATACTGGATACGATTATCCTTCAGACACAACACTGCAACCACAAGCAGCAGTGCCACAAGTACTATTTCTGAAAGATAACTTCGCTGTTGACAGTGTAGCAATCACATCAACAGGTAAAAACTATCTACAACCACCTGATTTTGTTGTATATAATAGTAAAACCGATACAGTCAATGACAATGCTAAGTTTGAAGCAGAAATAGAGGGTGGTGCAGTATCAAAAGTCAAGATTGTTTCAGCTGGCGGAAACCTCAGCTCTGGGGACGTTGAATTACTTGCTGTAAACAATACTAACGGTGTTGGTATCATAAGTGCCACTTATAATGCTCCTAACGTAACACTTAGATTACAAACACCTATTACAGGATTCAACACAGCGATACCACTTCCATTTTCTGTCGGTGATAAAGTATTTGTTGAAAACCTTGGAGTAAGCACAGGAAATGGATACAACTCAGCTGATTATTCATATCAATCATTTACACTAACAGGTATTGACACAGCATTTGGTAATGTAAATCAGGCAACAATCACATATCCAGTTGACAAAGATCCAGGTTCACATGATTTTGCTAAGTATGGAACTGTAGTAAAAGACAAAGATCTTGCTAAATTCAAAGTCAATCTTATTGAATCTAGTTTCTTGAATGGTGAACCAGTTGTATCATCTTCAGGAAAAGAAGCAAAAGTTATAATAGGTGAAGGTAAAACTAGAAATGTCCTCAGAGTCAGCACACTTGTAGGATTCAATACAGGTGATGTTGTTACAGGTAAGTTTTCTAAAGCAGGTGGTACTATAGAGTCTTCTCAAGAATACGAAGGATACTTTACACTTGATACATCAACAGAAAAACCATTTGGATGGCAAAGAGATACAGGTAAACTAAGTGATTTCTATCAGAGAGTACAAGACAATGATTACTATCAAAATTTTGCATATTCACTCAAGAGTTTTGTAGGAATCAATAGTTGGAGTGAACCAGTTGACTCTCTTGCACATATTGCAGGTTTCAAAAAACACTCTGATCTTCTTGTCAATTCTGTTCCAACTACAGCACCACAACCTGCTGGAATATCATCAGGTGCTGGTGGTGTTGTAATTATTGATGCAGAAGCATCACTACTTGATAAACCTAATTTTGATCTTGTAACTGAGAACACAAACCTTGATGAGAATATAAGTGATGAAGTTACATTCTCCTCTGGTAGATTTGGTGATGCAATTATATGCAAATCAAATAGAGTATTAGACCTTGATGATTTGAGTCCACAGTTCTATTCAGATCCTAATCTTATAAGGTCAGTAGAACTTGATACTTTTGATATGTTGACAGGTGGACCTGGTGGTGATGGTATAAACGCAATCAAATATTATGCACAAGTTGTTCTTGACACAGCGTTGAATGTATCGTTCAATGCTACTCAATATTCTGAATTTGTTGTATTCCATGATGGCACCACTGCATATCTAAACACATACTCAGAACTTAGTGATGCAGGTGATTTGGGTGAGTTCACAACTGATGTAAGCGGTCCTCTTGCAAGTGTGTTATTTGTACCAAATAATTCATCATTCAGTTATGATATAACCTTCCATAAAGAAATTATGACTAATGGTGTGGGGGTAGCATCCACATCATTTGGATTCCAAGAATACAAGGGAATGACAAAACAATTGAACGTATATGGTTCTGCAGTTACACAGGAAGTAGATTCTATCGATGCTACGATGTACAAATCAGGAAGTATATTTGTATCGGCAAGAGGACCTTTGGGTGAGAAGGAGATAGATGAATTTACATGGTTGGCAAACGGTTCTAATAATGTCGTATATACGAACTTCGGTAATATGGATGCCGATACTGATATTGGAACATTCCAAATCAACATGTTGAGTAACACATTGAAGTTGAGACACACATCTCCTGTAGGAATGGCAGTTACTGTATCAGCGTTATCAAGATCAGTGGGTATAGCACAAACTCATGCTAATACAGGCATCACTGGACCTTACAAAGTTGGTGATTCAAGACTAAAGGGAACATTTTATCAGATCACTGCTAACGGATCTCCCTCTGAGTGTGTTGTGGCAAGTTCATTATACAGCAACTATACATCTCATAGATTCCATGTGGAAATCAATAACACAACTGATGGCACTTACTCAGTCTTTATAGTGAGTGCAAACTCATATGGTGGGAATGCTACATTCAACAAATATAATAACTTATACACATCAGATGCTGAGAAACGTAATATGGAAAATACCAACATACATATTACAAGTAGTAATACTCAATTACGCTTCTTACCAAGAGCAAACAAAGCGTATACAGTAAGAGTTGCTGAATTAAAAATTGATAAACCAGACTCAGTGTCCGACGACGTAACTTTCAACCTATAATGTCTTTTCAATTAGGATCACTCAATAAACAATTCAATACTGAAACTGAAAGTTTTCAGAGGTCATTCAACTTGACACATAGAGGAGATCCAATCTTCTCTCATGAGTTCAATGCTGGATCAAGTACTAATGTATTGTTAGGTGCTGATACTTTTGTTATTAAGAATCACTTTTACGTTACAGGTGAAGAACTAACATATGATTCAACAGGTGGTACAGCCATTGGAATAGATCACAATAGCAGTGGTATAGGAGCTGACACATCTTTACCATCAAGTGTATTTGTAATCAAAGTAGACGAAGATAGATTCAAAGTTGCTGCTTCTAAATCACTTGCTTTAGCAAATGATCCTATTGGTTTGACCACGGTGGGTGTAGGTTCTACGCATAGATTTACTGCACAAAAATTAGACACAAAGTGTCTAATATCCATAGACAATGTAATACAAACCCCACTTCTAAAAAACACAGGCACTGCAACTACCACAGCAAACACGATGTTGAATCGTGAGGTAAGATTTCATGATATAAGAGGATTCAAGCAATATGATTTGGTACAAATAGGTAATGAAATACTAAGAATACAAGTCATAGGATTTGGCACTATGTCAAATAATGTCTTGCTTGATAGGGCATGGATGGGTACTTTTGAAGAACCTCATACTGGTAATACTACTGTCACAAAACTGGTAGGTGACTATAATATAAGACAAAATAGAATACACTTTGCAGACGTTCCGTTTGGTGGCACAAGACAGAAAATAGGTGTGTCGTCTTCATCTATTGACGTTGCAAATAATAGATTTACTGCTCTTACAGAAATATTTGACACTGGTACACAGGTAAAATTGAGATCTATCAACCCACCCTCTCCACTGTCAGGTAACAGAGACTATTACATAATCAAGAATGCTACTAACAATTTTACTTTTGCAAACACAAAAGGTGATGCACTTACAGGGGTAGGGATTACACTTACATCTACAGGAATAGGTACACATAATCTTTTAGTAGCAGATATTGTGGAAGGATCTGAATTTCAAGGAAGATCATTTATAAGAAGTGATTATTCAGGTAATTTTTTAATAGATGATTTATCCTCAGGGTTTACTGGTGTTGGTAAGACATTTACCATGACATCTGGTGGTAGTAATATAACTGGTATCAATACTGACTTTGGTGTCATCCTCCTGAACAACACATTTCAAAAACCTGGCACTGACTACAATTATAATGAAGTTGGTGGTGCCACTTCAATTACATTTACTGGTAATAACATATCAGGTTTTACTGAAACTTATAGTACGTCTGATGTAAACGCAAACAGGTTGCCTAGAAGAGGAATTATATCTGGTCTTGGTAATACACAAGGATTCGGCTACCAGCAAACTAAAGCAGGTTATGGAACTGCTGTTGTATCTGGTTTTGGTACTATAACTGTTGCTATGGGATATACTGGTTCTGGTTATAGAAGTGATGGTACACAATTCAAACTAAGAATTATAGGAGGCAATCCAACTACGGGTGCAGCAGGTACATTCTCAGTACAAGACGGTAGAATCAAGAAAATCTTTATGGATGGAACACCTGGTGTAGGTTATACATGGACTAATGTTCCTTTAGTTGAATTTGATTCACCATATGGATATGATGATATAAAACTTATAAGTGCTAATACTGGTATTGGTGCATCTGTATCAATCAAAATAGGAATTGGTGATAGCATATCTGAAACAGAAATCACAAATACAGGATACGGTTTCACTGTGGGTGAACAACTTACTGTAGCAGGTATACCCACAAACTTCAGTGCTGGCACTGATTTTCAACCTGCCATATTTACTGTGACTGAGACCAGTGATGATAAATTCTCTGGTTGGGTATTAGGTAAGTTCCAAATATTAGATGATTTCTCAGATGAATTTAATGGAAGTAAAACACAATTTACAATCACAGAAAATAATCAACCAATCAGTATTGAGACTTTACCAGGTAGTCCTATTAGTTTGGATGATATATTGCTAGTATTCATCAATGATGTTTTACAAAAACCAGGTATATCATATAAATTTACTGGTGGTACACAAATTAAGTTTACTGAAGCACCTGCACTAGGGTCATCATTGCAAGTATTATTCTATCGTGGTACTGATGCTGACATAGGAAGTGCAGAAGCAGTTGAAACTATTACTAAGGGTGACACTATTACAATACAGAGTCCACCATCTAATAGATCAATATTGACTCAAAACCCAAGAACTATCAGGGAATCAGTTTCAAGAGATACATTACAAACTACAATATACAAAAGTCAAGGAATTACTGCTGCTAAAAGTCCACTTAGACCAGTTACATGGAGAAAACAAGAGAATGATAAAATTGTTGATGGTGTAAAGGTAAGTAAATCAAGAGGTTTGTATGCTGGTCAAATTTTCCCTGCTACAAATATTATAGCTGATGTTGCCACCACTGACACTGTGGTGTATGGAAAATCTGGTATCATAGGTTTTACTAAAACTGAAGATCCAAATACATCAACTTTTGGTGTCAAGATTGTAGACGCTGATAAGAATAATAGTGGATTTGGTACAACAACATTTACTAATCCTTATAAGTCTATCAGTGGTGTGAGTATGGAGGGAGATCAAGGTGTTATTGTTGGTGTGGGAGCAACAGCAAAGGGATTACAATTTGAATTTTCTATACCATCTAATTCAGTATTGAGAGATAATGATTTTGGTGGATTTACAGAGACTGGCATTGGAACTGGTGATTACTTTGTAGTCAGTAGATCAAATGTTGGTAATGGTGTAACTGCTAGAACCACAAATGGATCAGCAGTTGTGGGTATATCAACAATTTGTCTTGATGGTGTTTATCAGGTAAGTCACATAACTAGAGTGGGATCTGGTCAAACTATCAGGGTACATACTGAAGTTTCGTCAGGTCATGGGGTGGTTGTCACTGGACTAAGTTCAGGTGCAGGTAACTACTATGGTGCATATTCTTACGCTAAATTTACAACTGGAGCAGTAGGTTTGGCATTCACTGTAAACACGTTGAATGGACTCACAGGACTAAACACAGCTCCACAAATCCAAAGGACAACGAAATTGTCACTGGATTACACATAAATAACAATTACGAACTAAAATAGTTTGCAAAAATAATGCCAGCAGTCATCACCGACCAGATAAGAGTTTTAAATGCGTCGAATTTCGTAAGTGGAATCTCAACGACTGATAACAGTTATTATGTTTTTATAGGTCTACCAAATGCGACTTCTGTTGCATCTGATTGGAATACGAGTACTCCATCACCTATCGATAACTTCGACGAACATGATAACAATTATGATACTCTAATATCTGCGAAAAAAATAACCTCAAATGATGTTTTGAGGGTAATTAGAAAAATTACTTGGTCAAGTGGAACGATATATGAGATGTATCGTCCAGATTATAGTATCAATAAAGTAAGTCCACAGTCTAGCTCTACAAGTTTGTATAATGCAAACTTCTATGTAATGAACTCTGACTTTAGAGTTTATGAGTGTATATACAATGGTGCACTTCCATCAAATAGTGGTGCAGGTGTTATATCACTTGAAGAACCAACACACACTGACTTACAACCAAGACTTGAGAGTGATGGATATGTTTGGAAGTATCTTTATACAATAAAACCAAGTGATATTATAAAATTTGATAGTGCGGAGTATATTCCTGTACCAGCAAACTGGGCAACAAACCCTGATGTAGCAGATGTAAGAAATGCTGCTGTTGATGGTAGAATTGAAACTATAGTTATTGAGGATGTTGTCAATGCATCTTATCAATTCAATGGAACAAAGAACGCAGTTCCCATAAGGGGTGATGGACAGGACGGACTGGCATCTGTCACATTCATCAATGGTAAACCATCTGCTGTTCAGGTTACTAACGGTGGAAGTGGTTATTCATTTGGAACTTTAGATCTAGATGATGTTGTAACTGGTAGTGGTGCTTCTTTCTCTGTCATCGTGCCCCCACCTGGAGGACATGGTGCTGACATATACAGAGAACTAGGTGCGAATAAGGTTCTTGTATATTCAAGAATAGAAAACAGTGATGTTACTAACCCAGACTTCCCTACAGGCAACCAGTTTGCTCGTATTGGTATCATAGAAAATCCTGAAGTGCATGGCAGTACAAATTTACTTACTGCTTCTTCTGCTTCAGGTGTTTATGGATTGAGACTTGCTGGTGCTGCTACAACGAGTATGACAGTTGCAGTTGACGGACAAGTAACACAAACAGTTGGTGTAGGATCCACTGCTGTTGGACAAATTATAGGTTATGACCCAGTAACCAAATCACTACAGTATTGGCAAGACAGATCCCTTGCTACGAATGACTCCTCAGGAAATAAACCCACCTACGGATACAAACTAAATAGATTTACTGCGACACCTGCAACAGGTGGTACTACGAATATAATAGTAAGCACCACAGGAGGGGGAACAGAAACCTTATCAATAGATACGGGTTTCACTGGAGTTTCCACCACAGTAAACTCAAGAACATATTATTTCGGTCAGACATATAATAATGGTCTTGCTAATCCAGAGATCAAAAAGTACTCTGGTAACATGATCTATATTGACCAAAGACCAGAAGTGACTAGAGCAACTAACCAACGTGAAGATATTAAAATTATCTTAGAATTCTGATACGATGCCACAGAACACCAACCTAAACGTCAGTCCATATTTTGATGATTTTGACTCGTCTAAGAACTTCAATAGAGTTCTTTTCAAACCTGGCAGTCCAATTCAAGCGAGAGAACTTACCACACTACAATCTATCTTACAAGGACAGATAGAGAAGTTTGGTAAACATATATTCAAAGAGGGATCCATGGTGATTCCTGGTGTATTCAAATATGATAATCAATATACATCAGTCAAAATTGAGTCTACATTTTTTGGTGTTCCTGTAGAACTCTATTATGATAAATTAGTTGGTCTAAGTATAAAGGGTAAGACATCTGGTATCACAGCAAAGGTTGTCAAAGTATTACCATCATCTTCTTCTGTCACAAATAACACAACTCTCTACATCAAGTATGAAAAGAGTTCTGATGATTATTTGTCAGAACAATTCTTAGATGGTGAGACACTTACAACACTAGCAGATTTTACCTATGGCACAACAACAATAACTAATGGATCTGACTTTGCCACTGCTATCAGTTCAGGTGCAACATCTATTGGTTCTGCATTTACAATCACCCAAGGTGTATTTTTTGCCAGAGGAGCATTTATAGAAGTCTTACCAGAGACAATTATACTTGAACAGTATACAAACGCACCATCTTACAGAGTAGGTTTCAATGTTGTTGAGGAAATTATCACTGCTGTTGATGATAATAGTTTATACGATAATGCTGCTGGATTCTCCAATTACACTGCTCCTGGTGCTGATAGGCTCAAGATTAGTCTATCACTTACTAAGAAAGAACTGACAGATTTTCAAGATGAAAGTTTCATAGAATTACAACGTCTAAGAGAAGGCGATACGAAGAAGATAATTGAAAATACATTATACAGTGAGATAGCAAAAGAATTAGCAAGAAGAACATATGATGAAAGTGGTGATTATTATGTCACTAAGTTTGATCTTGAGGCAAAAGAATGTTTGAATGATAGACACAGTGTGTTTGGAACATTCTTCCCTGAGACTAAAACAGATGAGGGTAACACACCAACCAAAGACTTATTCAATATAAGAGTTGGTCCTGGTAAAGCGTATGTCAAAGGATATGAGACAAGATCAGTAGGATCAAACTATCTTGATGTACCTAAACCAAGAACAACTAGACTTGTAGAATCGTCTGCTGTACCCTTTGAAGCTGGAAACAAACTTAGATTGAATAATACTTTGAATGCAGCACAGATCAAATTGTCTGCTGCAAATTCAGATTATATATCTTTACAGAAAGAAAGATTAGCATCTAACAAAGCAACAGCTCAAACAGAAATCGGGAGGGCAAGAGTATATGACTACAAACTCCAAAATGCAGGCTATGTTGACAATACCAGTGTATTTGAGATATTCTTATTTGATATACAAACAGATACAACTCTTACAGTCAACCAAGCACACACAATAGCGTTACCTGCTGCAATAGAAGGTAATAGAAGTGGTGCAAAAGGATTCCTGAAAACTGCAGTATCAAACTCTACAAGTGTAGTATTGAATCAGGTGTCTGGTAAATTTGTGACAGGTGAACAGATAATAATAAACGGTGAATTGAATGGTAGAGTAATAAATTCGATCTCAGAGTTTAATCTAAGTGATGTCAAATCAATTAGATCAACAGCAGCAAGTAGAACATTCTCTGCTGATGTTGTGCTTGAAACAAAAAGAGATTTTACAGGTAGATCATTTAGTATCACAAGTGGTGGTGTAATCACCAGTGGTAGAACTGGATGGGTGAAGAATTTTAAAATTGGTGATGTTATAGCATATAAACTTGGTGGAAAGACTGACGTAACATACAATGTTGTTAGTGCGGTCAGTCCACCTAACAATAATATAACTGTGGTTGCAGCACCAAATACAATTTCAGGTATATGTCATAAGTCACTACCTAGTGCTACTACAACTGTAAATGACCTCAAGATTGTTGCAGGTAAACTAAGAGGTTCTACAAGTGGATTCCTCTATGCAGAATTAGCAAGCCCAAATATTGAATCATTAGATCTAACTGACTCTATGTTACAAATTAGAGTAGAGAATACAGGTCAAAGCACTGATGGTTCAGGACAGATGGATCTACCATCTTTGACAGGGACTGATCTTGTATATGCTCCATTCGATGAAGAGAGATATACAATAGTATACACTGATGGATCAATAGAAACTCTTACATCTGATCAAGTTGTATTGACAGGTGGTGGAAAGGGTGTGACAATATCTGGATTGACAGCATCACAGTCAGGAAATGTTGTGGTTCATAGCACACAACAAAAATCTAAAGTCAAATCAAAACAGAAGACACTACAAAGAAACGCTACAATAACTGTTACAGGATCAAGTAGAGGAAACTCTGGTACATCCACAGGTATAACTGATGGTCTAACTCCCAGTTCAGTTTTTGGTAAGAGAGTTCAAGATAAGGAAATATCATTAGATGTACCTGATGTAGTATCAGTCGCTGCTGTATTTGAATCATCAGGAACAGGTGCACCCTCAATTCCAAACTTGACACTAGGTTCCTATAATGGACCTAATGGTGATAATGGCGATGTTATCATAGGTGAGATAGGCATTGGTAAGAGTTCTGGTGCTGCTGCTTTAGTTCTTGAAAGAAATGGTACAACTAAAGTCAATGTAATATTCAAAAACAGTAGTGCTTTTATAGAAAACGAAGAAGTAACATTCCAAGAGAGTGGAGTAAGAGCAATATTATCTGATGTCAATACAGGAGATCCTAATATCCGACGTAACTTCGTTGTTGACACAGGGCAAAGAGCAGAGTTCTATGATTATGGTAGACTTGTTCGTAAACAAGGATTCCCTGAACCACAAGGTCAGTTGAAAATATACTTTGATCATTACACCATAGCATCTCAAGATTCAGGTGATATATTGACAGCTAATAGTTATGTGAAAGAAAACTATGATTTAGTACCTTCTCTTGATAACATAAGAAATACCGATGTTATAGATCTAAGACCAAGAGTAGCACCATATTCAGGATCAAGATCTCCATTTGAATTTGATTCAAGAGATTTTAGTGGTGGTGGACAAAATCCTAGTGTATTAGTTTCTAACGAAAATATAACTTTTGATTACAATCATTACATTGGTAGAATAGATAGATTGTTCATCAACAGAGACTCTACTTTTACAATCAAGCAAGGTACACCTGCTGTAAACCCAGTTGAACCAGAAGGTATATCAGAATCATTTGAACTTGCTAAGATTGAATTGAAACCATATGTTTACGATGCAAAACGTGAAGTAAATATCCAATTTAGAGCAAACAAACGATTCACTATGAAGGACATTGGTGTCCTTGAGGATAGAATTGAGAGTTTAGAAGAAACTACATCACTATCTCTATTAGAATCGAAGACAGAGAGTCTTGTTATAACTGATCCTACAACAGGATTGGATAGATTCAAAAATGGATTTGTAGTTGATCCATTCAACAATTTTGATGTTGCTGACAAAACAGTTCCATTCTTAAAGTACGACATCAATGAAGGAAAACTCATTTCTAGAAAGTACACAGACAGTATTGATTTGCTTGTCGGTTCTTCTAGTGTTGTGGGTACTAATGGCACTCCAGATCTTACAATCGATCCCAGATATGCCACCGACTTAGGTTCACCTAATATTAGAAAAACAGGTGATCTAGTAACTCTGAATTATACTGAGGTATTAGATAGGGAACAACCATTTGCAACAAGAGTAGAAAATATAAACCCATACATGATGAGAAGTTGGGCAGGTAATCTTAGACTGAATCCCGAATCAGATATATTTGTAGAGAGAGTATTTGAAGTACAAGATGATGGAATAGGTTTTTCAAATGACATCATAATCAATGAAGAGGCGATACCAAACATGAGAGAGCAGAATATTGCTTTCTTTGCTACTCGTTTGAAGCCAGGCACTAATCACTACAACTCGTTTGCTGGTGAGGATATGATAGAAAACAATATTCGTACCATACCAAAACTATTAGAGGTAACACCCATACAAGGTGCTTTCCAAATTGGTGAGACTGTTCGTGGTTTAGCAGTATCAACACAAAATGCAAGTCAAGGAGCAGATCTTAGATTTAGATTAGCAGCACCTAATCATAAAGATGGACCTTTCAATTCTCCTACTGTTACATACCTTACTAACCCATACTCACCAAATGTAGGTCTTTCATCTGCATATTCAGAAACATCTACTGTATTGAACATTGATATACAATCACTAAACCAGAAGTCAGATGGAAACTTCTTTGGTTTTGCTCTTGTAGGTATGAGATTAGTTGGTGAGACGAGTGGTGCTGAAGCAGAGATCAATCAACTAAGACTTATAACAGATGACATTGGTGCAGTCCAAGGTTCATATTACATACCAGAAGGAAGGTTTGAGAATGGCACAAACACTGCATTACTCTCTAGTCTTAGACCACAAGATTCATTTCCTGGTCTAAACTTCTCACGAGCTGCAGCAGATCACTTCTCAGAGGGAACACTGATAACAAATACTACCCTCGAAAGAACAGAGCCAGCACCTCCAGTTATACCAGCACCTTTAGTTTTCAATATTACAAATATTACTCAGAATATTACTAATATTCAAAATACAGTTGTTCAGAACTTTATTGAAGAAGATGATGACCCATTAGCACAGACATTCCAAGTTGAAGAAAATCCTGGTATCTTTATGACATCAGTTGACTTCTTCTTTGCAACTAAATCTGAAACTATACCTTTAGATGTGAGAGTTGTAGATGTTGTCAATGGATATCCATCTAGAAATATAGTCAAGAATGGACAAGTTATATTAAATCCTGATCAAGTAAATGTGTCAGCAGATGCTTCTGTGCCAACTACATTTACATTCCCATCTCCTATTTACTTACCTAGGGGAGAGTATGCTTTTGTTATTGTAACTGCGACATCTGAATATAATCAGTGGATTTGTCAAATAGGTGAACCAGATATTTCTACTGCCGATAACACAGAGCTGGGACAAGTTATAGTAACAAAACAACCTTCTCTTGGATCTCTTTTCAAAGGTCAGACAGCTGGAACATGGACTCCTTCTCAGTTAGAGGACATGAAGTATATCGCAAGAAAAGCAAAGTTTGTAACATCTCCTGGCACTCTTAGAATGTACAACCCACAGTTGAGCACATTCGATAAGAGAAATGAATTACCTGAGAATCCAATAGAGACTTTCTCTAAGAGAGTTACTGTAGGATTAGGTTCTGCTATCGCTGCTAATGGTGCTGCTGTTGGATCTGTTATTACACAAACTTCAAACTCTACTGCTAGAGGTATTGTTGCAGAAAAATTATCACACCTAGATGCAGCAGCCCTGACACTTACAAATGCAGGTACTGGATATGAGAATGGTGTTTATAATACTGCTGATTTGGTCACATTGACTGGATCAGGTTCAGGTGCTAAAGCAGATATTACCATAGTAAATGGTGTTGCAGTAGGTGCTACAGTTATATCATCACACACAGGAACTGGATATCAGGTAGGTGATACACTTACAGCTGCTCTTGGTGTCAAGGGTCTTGGTCAGAATCTTACACTGACTGTAGGTGTAACAACAGGAACTAATGCTCTTGTATTGACAAATAATACAGGAACATTTGATACCACAAATACGATTATATCTGGTGGAACTACTTTACCTAATATAATACCTGCCACAGTAACTACAAACACAGATCAGTATGATGGTTTACACTTCAAAGTAACACATCCTAATCATGGTCATCACTCATCAAATAATACTGTATCCATAAATGGCATCACAGGTGACTCTGTGCCTACTAAAACAACAGTAGCATATGGTGTGAGTGCTACCAGTGTTGTAAGTGTTGCAAGCAGCATAGGATTCAATTTCTTTGAGGGTGCACAAGTAACAGCCAGCAATCCTGGTTACGCACTGATTGGTGATGAGGTTATCAAGTATACTTCTGTTGGTACAAATCAATTGAGTGGTACAATAACAAGAGGTAATGATAATACTTTTGCAAGAACATATCCTATAGGTACACCAGTTCAAAAATATGAACTATCAGGTGTATCGCTAAGAAAAATCAATACACAACATGCTCTCACGAACGTAACAAGTTCTATAGAGGATAAAGTTACTCTTGACTCTTATCATGTCAAGATAACTGGTTCTGTTCTATTCAGTAAGGACAAACCTGGTGGCGGGACACGAGGAAAAGCAAGTAAGAATATACAGTTTGAGTCTATTACACCAAACATAGCACATAGTGTACCTAAAGGAACTGGATTAAATGCTCAAATTAGAACTACATCAGCCACAAGTATAAGTGGTGGTGAATCGTCATTCCAAGATAAGGGATTTGATTCTATATCTCTAGTCAATAAAACTGATTTCTTAGAACCAAGAATGGTTGCATCTAAAGATAATGAGACTGCTCAATTAGGAACATTACCTGGCGAAAAATCTCTAACATTTGATATGCAACTTAGCACAGAAAATGAGAATGTGTCTCCAGTTGTTGATGTATTCAAGAGTTCAATAATAACTTCTTCTTCAAGAATCAACAGCCCAATCGCTAACTATGCTACAAGTAATAAGGCAAATAATATAGATGATCCACATGAAAATCTTTATCTAACTAAGGTTATCAAACTTGAGAACCCTGCCACATCATTGAAAGTATTGTTTGCTGCATTTAGACCACCTGCATCAGATATAAGAGTCTTGTATAGATTGTTTAGAGCAGACACTGATTCAATAGACAAAGTATTTGAATTGATGCCTGGTTTTGATAATCTAGATGCTTCAGGATTTGTAATTGAATCTAAAAATAATAGTGGTAGACCTGATCGTAACATAGTTGCTAGTTTAGATGATCAATTCATTGAGTATGAATACACTGCAGATGATTTACCTCCTTTCACAGGATTCCAAATCAAAGTTGACATAGCATCTACTAACCAAGCACAAGACCCAGAACTACTTGACTTCAGAGCAATAGCAGTGGCATAATTGAAGTATGAAGTTCCATTTTCCAAAAAGGAAGTTGTACGTATATTCTTTACGTCTTCAACGTTGGCCTGTAAAATGGTGGGATGAGAAGGTGGAAGCAAAACGTAAAGAGAAGGAACTCAGACGTAAAAGAATCGAATCACTTTATCCTAAAAAATGAAGATTAGTGTTGTTGGTGCAGGTAATGCAGGTTGCTTTACCGCACTACACTTTGGTTATTATACAAGACATGAAAAGAATATAGAAGTAGAACTAATCTATAATCCAGATATACCTCCTGTTGCATACGGACAAGCAAGTATGCCTACTCAATTATTATTGCTTGGTGATAGTATGGGATTTGATTGGTACAATAATTTTGTGCATGCTATTCCTAAGAGTGGTATTGTATACGAAGGGTTTGGTAAAAAAAATTACGAATGGTTTCATCCATATCCTAGAAGTGTTGTAGCAATGCATTTCTGTCCATCAGAAACACAAGAGAGTATATTGCAATCTGGTTATTTTACAGTCAAAGAGGGTGATGTAGATCCTCTTGATGTAGATTCTGATTTTGTTATTGATTGTCGTGGTACACCTAAGGATTTTGATAATTATGAAGAGTTGAATAATCCTACGAACGCTTGTATATTAGCTAGACCTAATTGGGATACAAATGTTATTTGGAGTAGGCATGTAGCTACACCTGATGGGTGGGCATTTGTAATACCCACGAAAGAAGATGCTCCATCAAGAGATGGAAGTGTGGGTTATTGTTATAATAAAGATATCACTACACCTCAAGAAGCTGAAAAAAATATGCTTGAGATGTTTGATGTTGATATTATAAAACATACAACTTATAAAAATTATGTTGCAAAAAATCCTGTAGTTGATAATAGAGTATTCTTGAATGGTAATAGATTATATTTCTTAGAACCCATGGAATCAAATGCTGTGGAGACATATATCATGTGGTCTAAGTACATCTTTGATTTCTTGAATGGTAGAAAAACTATTGAGCAAAGTAGTGCTGCAATCAAACATTACATTGAGGGGGTGCAAAACTTTATATTATGGCACTACCAATTTGGGTCTATATACAATACACCTTTCTGGAACTATGCCAAGGAATTGACATTTGAGGATCAAGAGTTTGATGACACTCTTGCAAACATCTACACTAGGGGAGATGACAAGTACTTAGCGTACAGTCAATGGGGTAAGTGGAGTTTCAGAAATTGGCATAAAGGTATGGTATTATGAAAATTTCAGTGGTAGGAGCAGGTAATGCTGGATGCTTTACTGCTCTAAATTTTGGATGGACTACTAGAAAGAATAAAGATATTGAAGTAGAACTAATACATGATCCTAATAAAATCTCGGAGAGAGTAGGGCAAGCAACTTTACCAGATGCTCTAATACTATTGCATAATAGTATGAGATTTGATTGGTATAATAATTTCATGCATGCAACTCCTAAAGCTGGAATACTCTATGAAGGATGGGGAAAGAGAGATAAGTGGTTTCATGGTTTCCCCAGAAATCAAATGGCAATGCATTACTGCCCATGGGAAATGCAGAAGACTGTATTAGAGTCTGGTCATTTCAAAGTAAAGGAGGGTAATGTAGATCCAAAGGATGTAGATGCAGATTATGTATTTGACTGTCGAGGTAAACCTGATGACGAATCACAATATGAAGATCTTACCAATCCCATCAATGCATGTATTCTAGGTAAACCTAATTTTGATACCACTGATGCACTATGGAGCAGACATGTGGCGACTCCTGATGGTTGGACTTTTGTAATACCTACAAACTCATCATCTCCATCTCATGACTACTGTGTAGGATATTTGTATAATAATAAAATTACTACAAAAGAGATAGCAGAGTACAATATGCTTGAGATGTTTGACGTAGAAGTGACAAAGCACATTACGTTCAAAAGTTATGTTGCAAAAAATCCTATTGAAGAAGGAAGAATATTCAAGAATGGTAATAGACTATTCTTCTTAGAACCGCTTGAATCCACCTCACTTGAAGCATACCTATCATGGACTAGGGAAATTATTGATTTTTTCAATGGTGTAAAAACACTCGAACAATGTGGTGACAATATAAGAAAGCATCTATTTCAATGTCAAAATTTTGTGTTGTGGCATTACCAGTTCAAATCTAAGTACAACACACCATTCTGGGAGTACGCTGAGTCTATCTCTCACTTTGAAGATCAAGAGTTTGATGACATGCTTGCCAACATTTATACTAGAGGAGATGAAAAGTACCTAAACTATTCTCAATGGGGTAAGTGGAATTTTCGTAATTGGCACAAAGGAATGATAGCTAAATAAAAACATGATCAATGCATGGGCACTTGCCTACGAAGTTTTAGAAGGCACAATAGATGAAACCTACCCAATCATCAAAAAAGATAAAGGTAGAAAATCACCCGACTCTGAAAAGAGATGTGAGGACAACAGCGATAGTCAATGAGGACTCAACTGCTTACACTCGATACATGAGTGATAGAAGAGCACGTCTTTCTACTAAAGATGAGATTGACACATTACGTGCTGAGATAGATCTCTTGAAATCGCTAATTATGCAACAAAATAAATAGATATACTGAATAAGATCTATGGCAGTACCATCAGTCAATATACAAATTGATAAAGGCACAGATTTCTCTTCTACTTTTGATCTAAGTAAGAGAGATAATTCTCCATTGGATCTAACACTTTATGATTTCCAAGCAAAAATGAGGAAGCATGCTTCAGCACCTGGTAATGTTGCTTTTGCTGCTACATATGGTGGACAACCTACTAAAGGTAATCTTACTATAAGTCTTACTGCTGCACAAACTGGTATCATAACTGCTGGTAGATATGAGTATGATGTTTTGATTATAAACAGGAATAGTAATGTGAAGACTAAGGTTTTCCAAGGTCAAGCATTAGTAATTCCAACAGCATCACAATGATATGTCGATTCAAATTACAAAAGTCGGTATTGTATCAGACCATGCGGACACCAATCTTGACGGTCAACCAATCGTCGCATTTACTGTAGAGGAGGAAGGAGTGGCAAACCTAAGAGACATCACAGATATTATTTCTACAGCAGTGGGAACTGGTATAGGAACTAATTTTGTTTTATCTTACGACCCCAATGCAGACAATTTTGTTTTTGTAAGTCCAGACTCTATTGTAGACTCTGCAGTTGGATCACTATCAGGTCCTGCTGGTTTTAGTACGACTGTTGTAAACAATCTGGCTACTGAATTAGATGATAAAATTGATCTTGATGCTGGAACTTGGACATAAAATCTAAATACTACTGAGGAAATTTTTAAAAGATGGCGAACCCTGTATTACAGTTTAAGAGAGGTAATCTCGCAAGTCTACCTGGTCTTCAAGCTGGTGAACCTGGTTTCACCGTAGACAAGTATGATTTATATGTTGGTATAGACTCTACAACAAACAATAACCAATTTATTGGATCAGGAAGATTTTGGGAAAAAGGTAGTGCTACAGCAGCGTCTGGAGTAAAACTAACAGAAGCAAGAAATAATGGATCACATGCTATAACAATCAAAGCACCTTTATCGATCACAAGCAATCAAGACTATGTGATGCCAGCAGCTGCTGTCAATACTGGTTACTTGAAGTCTGATGGTTCTGGTAATTTATCATGGGATACAGCACCTAATAATGCACAAGCAGGTGGTTCAGGTGCTTCTGAGGTAAATGTCACTGGTGTCGGTACAGTCGCTTTCTTGAAGACTACCAACGTCAATGTGTCTGGTGTTGCTACGATGGCATCTGCACAGGTAGCAGATCTTACCTCTGGTAGAGTTGTAACAGCTGGTTCTAACGGTGAATTACAAGACAGTGGTAATCTAACATTCAACGGATCACAATTGAATGTTACAGGTAACATAAACTCAACTGGTAACTTCTCAGTGGGTGGTGACCT